AAGATGGGCGTGATCAACAAGATCATAGCAAGCATCTATAAAGGCAGCGCACTACAAGATATACAAGATGAAGATTTATTGTTGGGTACTAGACAAAAGATCACACCATATGGGTATAAATTATTATTGATAGGTAATACATTACAGTTATTACCTGCCAATGAAGCATTTTATCCACCTAATACTGATTTAGATAATCCTACTCCACCTAATACTAATCTATACTGGTCTAGCCTATTGAACGTCTATGGTAAGTTCAAGCCCGGTATCAGTCAGATATGGTTACAGAATCCATTCATGGAAGATGATATCGTAGGTACCATAGTGCCAGATCCAGTCGATGACAGAATATTAATCTATAACATCGACCCAGACACATTACCACAAAACACATTGAACCCAGTTGATGCTGTCATCAATCCTCAATTGACAGGACCAAACGCAGGATTGCCAGGACCTATAAATGGTCGTAGATATTTGATTGTTGAAGATATCGGCAGTCCAGGAAGTCCAACAGTAAGTTGGGGTAATTTGGTCGCGAAGGCTAATGACATCATAGAATATGATACCGGATCAAGTTCATGGTTCGTATCATTTGATGCAGAACAATCTACATCTGTCCAGTATGTCACCAATCTAACTACAAATATCCAATACCGTTATGTCCAATCTGAAGGTCAATGGATGAAATCATACGAAGGTTGGTACGATCAGGGCGATTACTCTATTGTAATTTGATCCAAAGAGTGTTATACTCTAGTTATGAAAAATACTTCAGCAGGAATATTCTTTTATTGCACGAATACGGGCAGATTTCTATATCTGATGCGTAGTGATGCCAATTTTGCTTGGGGTGTGCCTGGTGGCAAGATTGAAGAGAATGAGACCTTGCTAGAAGGTTTGCAACGCGAATGCATGGAAGAAGTTAACTTTTGGCCTATGAATCCAAAACTCATACCTATACAAAAGTTTGTGAATAATACTTTCACTTACCACACATTCTTTTGCGCAGTCGATGAAGAGTTTGTACCTCATCTCAACGATGAGCATGTGGGATATGCTTGGATAGGTCATGATCAACATCCTAAACCTATGCATCCCGGCTTGTTTAGTACTATCAATATCGATATTGTTAAAGAAAAACTAAAAAGCCTTACTGAAAATAAAAACGGGGCCTAAGCCCCGTTTTTACGATTGACATAATCAATCAGCCATTGACAATCATCTTGAATGCTTCTACGCCGGTAGCACCTAATACTGCTGCCGCGCCCATCAACATCCATTTGATTTTTTCTAGACTACTCAATTTTTCCGCTAACTCGTCATGAGATTTCGTGTTAGCCTCTTGGAATTCCTTGAGTATAACTTTAGTCTCATCCATGTTGCGGTCGAGACAATCATGTAGGTCTTTCACCTCGACTTTGAGATCGTCTAGCTTCTCGTCTAAGTTCTTCACTTGGACTTGGAGCACCGCGATCTCAGTCTCGGCTTGTTCTACGCGCTTGACAGCATTCACAGTAGACATTTTATTTTATTACGCCTGGTTGATTGTTACGATTGGGTATGGCTGACCACCGTAAGTGTTGGCAGCATAGGCAGTATTGAATGTGCCGAATGCTGGGCTACTGTTGTTGATGTTTGCAGTTTCATTTGGCAATGCTGTCTCGCCAGATGTTGCTGTAAAGATTTCAACAGTATGATCACTTAGTGATTGTACCAATGTAGTTGCCGCGTTAGCATATGTAGCAATGATTGACATTGTATTTGGTAACAATGCGGCATTTGCTATATTTGCTGTATAACATGGACCAACTAGACCTGATGTTGAGCCTTGTACTAGATACTTTTGCTTACCCTTCTGACGAACGATAAAGCCTGCTTCGTTGTCTGCGAAAACGAAACTTATATCTGTATAATCTTCAGTTGCGGCACTGTCTAACTCTAGTTCTGTATCAGTAGTGATTGAATCGACAAAGCCGATCAATTCACCTTCACTAGTTGTTAATACTGATCCGGCTGACAATTCAGTTGTGAATATAGTGCCAGTACCTGTAACAGTAGTGTTACCATTTTCTACAACTAATGTGCCTGTGCCTGCTACGCCGATTGCAACTTGGCAAAGAACTTGACTACCATAGATTGCTGTGTTACCACCAACTACTGAGTAAGTATTTGCGTTTGTTGCAGGATAACCTGCACCGCCATTTGGATTGTTGAAATATGCATCAACAACACCGACTGATGCGGCTACAGTTACAGGACCTGCATCTGCTAATGTGAATGCAGTATATGTTGGGTTTGCTGATAACTGTGTTGCTGAGACTGTGAATGTGCTGTTTGCACCTGCATTCACAACCTGTAGAATCCAGTAAGTTGTACCTGCAACTAAATTACCTACGTTACTTGCTGGTATGAATGGCATACCTGCAATGATACCTAAGTTAGTGAAGTTTGCTGATGTAGTTACTAATCCTGTTGCGGCTGTAGTATCAGTGATTGTGACAACAGCCTGTGCTTTTGCGATTTTTAGTGGACGACCCATTGTTTTGTTCTCCTATAATGCCGGGTTCTAGCCGGTACGCGGCGGGGACCGCATAAATCATGACAACAACGTCATGAATATAAAGTATTTATCAAAAAAGTCTATTTTTTTACGCGGCTATTATTCTGTAGGGCCACCGGCTGATGGAGTTGCTAATACTCCACTTGTGCCAGTGTTAGGATGAGGCATACCTAATTCAGTAATACTGAATTCATGCGGGCTACCACCGCCTATGTCTAAGAATGATACAACGTTACCTTGACCCACGATGATACTATTTTGAATAGTATTTGCAGGAATGATCGTTGAGTTAGCATCTGCTACAGTGTATGGCACACCATATGGATTATATCGTGCAGTAGCACCTGATATTGCTACTGCGGCGTTAGCAGTCAATGTTAGACTTGTATTGTTAGCAATAGATTTTACAATTCCTACTGTACTACCTGCTGTATTTCCTATCCAAGCACCTACATTTAATTGTGACAAGAATGCCGTGCCTGATCCAGTAACAGTATTGCTGTTCGTAGCACAAGTTACAGTACCAGTTAACGCAACATTGGGAAAACTGGTAGTATATTGAATTGGTGAAGCCGTAGTCGCAATTCTGACTTTATCAGTTGCTATGTTTGCTGATGCTGTAGCTGAACCACTTGCTGTATATACGTATGATGTCATTGTCTTAATCCTGTCTTGTATTTATCAAACTATCCTAAAGGATAGCCCACCGCTCATAGTGTATGTCCCTGAAAGAGTTCCGGTAGTGTTTGAATCTAAATTATATAATACTCGTCTAGTACCACCCATAAGACTATTTAAGTCTGCCCAATCTGCGCTCATAGCAGTAGAAGGGTCGGGTCCTTGATAGAATGTAGTTGCTTGTTGTAAAGGTACTGTTTGTAACCATGTTCTTATATCGGACCAAGTCCATGAACGGTTACTCTGAAGTTTCGTTGCTATCAAACCGGCTGCTACCGGACAGGCTGCGCTAGTACCACTAAAACTACAGTCAGTAGAAGTAAGGTACCCTGTTATTTGATCATATCTAGAATATGCACTATAATTTTTATTTGATGACATGGTACCGTCAGCAGGTGTATAACAGTCTATCTGCTCACCCATATCGCTGTAGTTTACCTTGCGTTCTTTGCCATCTGGTTGATAGTTATCATCTAAAGCACCTATATTGATAGCAGGATAAACGACATTGCTTCCTGAGATATATTGTCCTATCTGCTGAGGGAATCCCCTACGATTAGTAGTGTTATAGCAGGTACTACCAAATTCATCATGCACTGCACTACTCAGTGGTGTGGCTGCTGAATTAGACCAATAATTATTGTAATCTGTTTGATCACTACCTACCTGTTTTTGATTGCTATTTCCTGCCGCCGCTATAAAAATAACTCCAGCAGATATTAATTCGTCACCGGCAGTAGTTAAACTATTTGTGAGCATCTCACCTTTGCATCGTCCTGCATCACCGGTCGAACCTATATAACGCATGAATTCTGGTTTAGTACCTGAATAAGCAACACCGCCTGTTCCCGTAGTGCCTTGTCTAAAATAGTAGTATCCAGTAGAAGGAGTAGTGTCTCTGAATCCCCAACTGTTACTAGTGATAGTAGGATCTTTTGTGCCGAATAGCGGATTGACAGGTTTAGTCTGATGGAATATCTTGACCACATCAAAATAATTGTCTATAGGCCATAATCCATTGTTACCATATGCGTTCACAAACCACTTGTTAGCATTGTATGCCCATCCAAATGTTCTACCATATGCTAATCCTGCACATGCAGTACCGTGTGTACCGTCTACTGATTGAGTAGTATTATTACCATTACAATTTGCCCTATTATAATAAGATGGAATGGCTACAGTACCTGCGCTAGCGAAAGTTGATGATCGTGCGCTACTATTGCTCCACCATTCTCTAGCAACTGCTTCAACGGGTACAGTTGTGCCATCCCAGCGAGTAGTCAATCTTGTTCCTGGGCTAGCATTGAACCATGCAGGATCGATATAATAAGGACCCTCTAATACGACATCAAGTAAATCACAAGTGCCACTACCGGGTAATTTATTACCGCCTACATAGTCAGTGGGGCTATATGCTGAAGTCCAACTAGCACTTCTATTAAATTCTACATGTCCGAACCAACAACCATCATCACCTACTATGATGTCTATGTTAGTGCCTGTATTAGTTGTATTAGGAATCGTGCTATCAAAAACAGTAGTAGAGGCTACTCCGTACCATGGACTAGCATATTGATTACATCGTAATAACTGATAGCCCGATCTGTTTAATTCTGCTGATGTTGCTGGATTAGGTAATCCTGTGCTAACAAAGTTATTATAGCATTTTGCGTTTGCGCTATACCTAGGAGTGTTGTATAAATCTTCAGGTGCGGGACGAGGTGTTTCCGGATAATTAGCAACATTTATCTCAATAAATTTTATGTCTGGATGATTACTAAGTTGAGCGGCTTCTTCATCGGTCATCAAGTATACTGCTCTGGTAGGACTATGTTCTTTTAAGTCAGTGCATTCTATTTGTCTGCTAGGAATATTATCTTCTAAAGTGCCATCGGCAGTGAGTACTGCATGAACTCTGTTCCATGCCTCTTCTGTAGTAGTGCCTATGACATAGTATTTTTGTTCGCTCATAATCTACCAACCATTATTTCTACAAAACCTTCACCGCTATCAGTTTTGTTTTCTATCGCTTTTCCTATCACTGAGCCTAAGTTAGGTGTGATGATGCTAGTCTTCGCAAAGCCATTACCTGCGCTCACTAACATATCGCCTTTACTTACCCAACCTGTTACTTTTACTTTTACACGGCCTGTCAATGCAATTATTACCGGATGATCAGCCTGTATGCAACCATTCAATACATATGCAGGGTCCTGTGATACTACCCCTGCGACTTTAATGCTTTCAGGTGATGCTAAAGTAACTTCTTTATCACCACCGAATTCTAAAACTGTTCCTGGAATATAATTTTTATCTGCTGAGTAATATTCTGCAATGTCCGCATAAGCCGAAGTAATTGGAAACACCATGTAGTATCATCCTATACGCCAGTTGGTACCATCACTATAAACAGGTACAGTATTACTACCGCTACCGCTTACTATCGCACCGAAATTACCTGCTGCGATTAGGTTTCCATCACTAATAAATGCTTTCTGACCAGCAGTAGTAGCAGATGGTAAATTTGCGAATGCTACGACACTAAGTGTAATGACTGGTACAGATAGTATATTCGTTAAACTATTATAAGTGAATGATGCGTCGCCGTCTAATGCACCGCCGTTGTTGAATTGAACTTCTGTATCGCCGCCACCGGCTGGTAAGGCTTCACCGCCTCCACCTACAACCACTACATTACCAGTCAACGCACTATTAAATGTTAATGTCAATGCATTAGCATTGTTATATGTGATATTAGGGAAGTCATATGTGCCAACCATTGACACATTGTTTGGATATACAGGTGTTACGCTTAGATATCTTGATGCTAGATTATGATTGACCACCCATGTAGTATTTGCTACTGATTGAGTATGTGTATAATATCCAGCAATATTGCTACTGCCTATGATCGCTACATTGCCTGCCTCAGCAGAACTAAATGTTAATGTCAAAGAATTAGCATTTGTATAACTAATTGTCGGCCCATCATATCTACCATACCATGATAAATCTGCGGTACTAGCAGGTGCTACTGCTACAAATTCAGAATTAAGATTATGATTTACTGTCCAAGTTGTGCTTGCCGCACCCTGATTGTGTAGATAATAACCTTCACTATTACCGCTATCGCCTACGATGGCAACATAACCTGTTATTGCGCTATTGAATGTCAATGTTACAGTATTGGCATTATTATAATAAACATTAGGATAATCATAATGTCCTGTTACTGCTGTGCTATTAGCGAATACAGGGTTCACGCTAACATATTGAGTGTTTAGATTATGATTGATAACCCATGTAGTATTGGCAGAATTTTGTGTGAATAGATAATAACCTACGGCTTCAGTGCCACCACCGCCACCATTCGACCAATAAAGATTACCCAATCCATCAGTAGTCAATACTTGTGTAGGATTGCCACCGCCGATATAAACATTAGCATTTGATCCTAAGTTACTTGTACCTGTAACTGTCAAATTAGGAACTGTCAAGTTGCCCGTGCTAGTGATGTTTGGTTGTGCTGAGGTCGTTAATGTTCCTGTGAATAAGTTTGCAGTAACTATGTTAGCACCTATAGTGCCGCTGTTGGCATAGATATTCGCAACTGTTGTTGCATTGCCTAATGTTAAATTCTTGTTTGTATAATCGTATAGAAATACTGCATCACCGGCAAAGTCTGCGCCTGAATTATATTGTACACTTAGATTTGAACCACCGGGCTCTCCGCCATTCGCAGATACAGTATTGAATATAACTATACCTGTATCAGTAGGATAAGTTCCGTATGTTGAACTATTAACAGGGATTAATAATGCAGAGTCTTGATAGAGATCATAAAGTTGTATGTTTCCTGCTACTGGCTTTAAGAAGAAATTATCACCATTTAGATTAGTAGAGTATGTACCGCTACTATTACTAATCATGTTGATAGTTATCTCAGCACCCTGATCGAATGGGTATGCATTCTGTAATGTCAATCTTGCTGTTGAATTTGCTGATATCGTATTGATATTTTGTACTACTGTGCCTTTAGGAGTCCAGTTCAATGCTCCAGAACCATCTGTAGTCAGTACATAACCTATAGCACCGCCACCTATATATAGGTTATCGATGTTTCCTAGATGTATAGGAGTTGAAGTCCAATAACTTGAATTTGCGGGTGCTGATGCATTTCCCCCAGCATTTACCCAATAACCATTGTTGAAAACTAAAACTTGGCCGTTTGCGACATTGGCCTCGATATCGAGGTTTCCTATCGCGCCGTCTAATTGACTGAATGATATTTCACTATAGGCGGTTAATACTTCCACATTTTCAGTGGCACCTAAAGTTTTTCCTATGAATAGGAGTTTCTGATCGCTTGCAAAACCGAATTCCGCTTCGTCAAGTTGTGGAAGATCGACTAAATCACCTGATCGTTGCTGAATTTTGGAAATCTGTATAATAGACATAGTTGTACATTTACCAAGTAGTACAACTATTTATGCTATTAAATCATATGAACTGCTTATAGTATTGTTCGATTCTCTCGTACCATAGGTTCGTATATTTGTCAAATTCCGAGCCTTCTACGATGAATTCTTGATATTGATTATCTGCTGAACACATGAATACTACACCCTTGCGTATCTTAGTGCCCCATACTTCATTGTGTGCTAGTGCATAGGCTGCTAATTGCAGGAAGTAGTCATCGATCCATTCACGCTTTTTAGGCTTATTTGTCTGCTTATGATCCATGATGGTTTCGACATTATCATGTATGCCCACGAGGTCTGTGGTTCCTGCATAGACTTCAGGAAAGTATAGACTGACCTCTGTACCCCAGAATTCCTGACATTTGCTCAAGCCCTGTTCAATGATAGTCTGCGCCATCTGATGGCTTTGTATGCTATAAGGATTAGTGCCCGGTTGCCCTGCATTACCAGTCTTTACATGATTCTCAAGCCACTTGTGCATACGAGTGCCGCGACCCGCTGCCTCTGTCGTGATCTGTTTAGCCTTCTCTTCGCCTACTCTTTTGCGCCATTCTTGTAATGCTTTTTTCTTTTCTTCTGGCTTAGTAGCGTCAAGGATAGTAGTCACGCTGGGAACAGCATGACCATCTGGAGTCATGTACTTGCGTGACCCGTTGATTGTTTCGCGTTTTAGTTCTGCGTAGGGGAACTTATTAGGTAAGTAAATCAAACTGTAAAACTCTCGCCACAACCGCATCTAGCAGTCTCATTAGGATTGATGAAATCAAATCTCTCATTTAATCCCTGCTTTATATAATCTATGGTCAAACCGTCTAAGTATGGATGTGCGTCTTTTGTCACCCATACATATAGGTTATCATGTATAGATAACAAATCCTGTTCTCTATTCTCGTCGGCAAATTCGATCTTATAAGAATAACCGTTACAACCTGTCTTAGATATTCCCAATCTTATGCCTAACCCGCTTCCTCTTTGCTTAATTTGCTCAAGAAATCTATTCTTGGCAGTATCGGTTAGTTTAATCATATATGTAATTATACTAAACTATGTCGCAAAAACTCAACAGAAATGGTTACATGAATCTAAATTTAAAACCTTTATTCATGAGATAGCGATTTATCTGCATGATATGTTGTGGGCCACACAATTCTAAGAATTTACGATGAAACCCGAATACTGAAATCTCATCTTTGTTGATGACACTATCAGGATCTTCGAATGCCGATGCATCGGCAATCAATGGTGCATCCTCATGGAAGTTTTCAAAGAAATAAGTGTGAGATATCACGGGTTGATCCTTCAACATAGTATTCACACCTGGCTTGATCTTATCATTTACTGCTAAACTATAGAATAAGAATTCGCTAGGATTGGCTATGTTCTTATCAACATCCCAATATAATAGTTCCTGGAAAAATTTATCCAAATCTACCCGTTCATTTAACAGATTATAATCTATCTTAAATGGTGTTCTAGGACCTAAGAAATATTTAGGCATCTCTGTCATACCTAATCTATCCATGTAGACATTGACAGTTCCCTGCCAATATTTGCTATGCAAAGGTGTCGCTAAGAAAGGTTCTTCATTAACTTCTTCAGAATCTTCGTCATCTTTCACTAATTTTTCTAGATAACCAGAACCAATAAAATCGTCATAAGTTGACATCTTGAAAGGTTGAACGAAAAAGTTTTTAGCGTCAAGCAATAGATAATCTTTTTGCACCAATCTTGAAACAAGCATCTTTAATACTTGCTGTGTAGCATGTCCGGACAACTCATCCATTCGTTCATCGTCTATTAGAAACCTTCTAGGAATCACATACAGTGTATGATGTTTATAGTAAGGTTTTAGTATGTCATGCCAAGCATGTACATCTACATCTTTCTCATTTACTATCACCCAATGTGTGCATGGTTCCATAAAATTCAAGACACTTTCTGCTTGCAATACCATCAAGTGTCTTTCTATGTTACATGTTATAGTTACTAAGTCTGTCATATATTCCAACGCTCTCTCATTATTTTTTGATACATATCGGCTAGATATATCTGCCCTTCTAGATTAGTATGATATCCGGGATCACTATCCGCCTCTGTAGCATAATCACCGAATTTAAATTCAGGCTTGTCATGTGTAGCGCATGGGCAATATGCAAGGTCAGTAGTGTAATATTTCTCATCTAACAATGGCATCCTCTCACCGCCGTTCCAAAGTGCTAGTGTAGGTATTAGTATGAAAGGTATATTGTTTTTAACTAATTCTAAACAGCCTTGTTCAATCATCCATTGATCTTGCTGTTTCTTCCAATTACTATCATATAGATGTGACACATAATCTTGAACAGCCTTTTGTGCTTCATCACTTATCTGTAAAGTCTTTCTATAAGGATGATGCCAATTGTGTACTAGACTATTATAATTCTCGCATATCAATGTTGGATTACTATTGTTTTTGTGATTGATATTATCATAGCCTCGTGAAGGATCATATTGTGAAGGTTTTCTAGTGAGTAAGTCTAATGTATGCCATATTACCTTAGTCCAATCTAACTTCAATGTATTGATAGGAATCTCAGTCCTATCAAAAAATGAAGGTATGATTATAGCAAAATCAGGCTTTTGTTTGATGACTTCTTGTATCTGTAGTCTCACTCCGCCGTTACTGCACCCAGAATATGCGAGGTTCGACAAATCCCAATCTAATCGTTTGGCTAGTATCTCACTAAAGTGAGTGCCAAAATATTCTTCTTTGAGTGTAGTGGCAGAAAAACTGCATCCACACACCATCAATTTCTTTCTAGTCATGTGGATATTTAATAAAGATAGTAACTATGAAATTATTTCATGGCTTGCTGTGCCATTTTATCTACTACTTCTTTGCTCTGCTCTGGTGGAGGGGGAGGGTTAGTTTTTTGTGTGGGTGTCAAACCCTTGAACACTACTTCGTCACCTTGTATGTTTGAGATGACTGTATTTAAAGGTCTAGTTTTTATTAGACCATAGAGATCATCATTACTCAAAACTAACTGTCCACCAGATACCTTTTTAAAAAAGTCTTTCAACTGTTGGACAGAAATATTTTGTGTGATCTCACCTTTATTCAAGGCAGTCTTTAATTGATCAGTCGCGGCGACCAATCTAACTAACTGCGGATCAGTGACGAATTCGAAGAGGCGCATGAATTACCTCTTCTCGCGACCGACTCCGCCTTCTGGACCTTGCTCTGGTTCTTCTGCTGGCATTTCTGGAGCAACTTCTGCATCCATCTCAGCGCCTACTACTTCTTCACCGCCTGGTTCTGTTTGTGTTGCGATGTCAGTCACAGCCATCTCTTCACCGCCGGCCGGCGCAGCACCTAATGCTGCCATATCACCCTGACCAGTCATAGCATTCATAGCACCTTGTAGTGATTGTTTGCTTTGGCTTAATGTCTGATTTAATGTAGTTAATGCTTCGCTTGCTGCCTGATTGAATGCTGTTGATTCATTGACACCAATCTCTGACTGAATGCTATCAGTCAATGCAGGTAGTTCCTTGACAAGCATATCATTAACTTCTTCGATCATCTTTTGAAGGCTATTGATCATATCTTGTGCGGCAAGGATAACCTGTGATTTCTCAACTTCTTGGTTCTCAATAACGATCTTGGCTTCTTTGGTAGAATTGTAATGTTCAGTCAATGCCTGACCCATGAACACAAGTTTCATGAAAGCAGGCTTAGTCTGATTGTCATAAAAATCAGGCTGAGACTTTGCTTCCTTGATTAACTTATAAACTCTTTCTAGCATAGACTTGGCCTGTGCGCGTGTGAGTTTAGTGACATCAAAACTGACATCGAAATTTTCTTTTAGTGCTTTTAAAGCAACATGGTTTTTGTCAAAATCGTTAAGTTTCATGGTATTGATTCCATTAGTAATATATGTATTTATCAGAATCCTATCACTTTGAGTCCTGATATTCCTTGTATTTGTTTGTCTGCATGTACTTAGAGATACTGAGGTATCGTTCTAATTCTTGCAAAAACTTGCGTTTTTTAAGTTTTTCCTCATTGAGTTTAGCGACATATATGAGTTTGTCTGAGTCTGATGCTTTTTTGACCAACTTTTCGTGCTGGGCAATATTGACATTTAAAGACCCTATACCTCTGTCTAACTCGTAAAGTCTCTTGGTTTCTTTTTCCTTACGGTTCTTGTCGAACACGCAATAGGTCACAGCATACTTGAGACTGGAAAAATCGATAGGTAGAACATATGGATCATTGATTAAAGATACGAAATATAGTTCACCTTTTTTAGTGATCAAATAGGTTCCAAATATATTGTAACTCCCATCGTCTTCTTGGACGATGAAAAGTTCTTTAATATCTTTAATGAAAGAATGTTTGTTCATGTTAATATTTAGCGAAATATATGTTCCTTGTTTCAGAAGTTATATCTAGTATATCGCCCGAATCAATCCATTGACTGTCACACTTGATCATGGGTACGCCCTCACAGTCTTTATAAAGTGCGCCCATCTCAGATATACCGTCTTCGAATACGCTACTATGTTGTACTTCAAAATCAAAGGTCCATATGGGTATGTTTTTACCTTTTAGGGTGTACCCGAAATAATCTATATCAATAAGATTCATATAGTTGACTTGCGGGTCTTTAGTAACATCAGGCTGCGCTCTCAACGATATCACTTGTAATATAGTGTCGAAATTGCATTGCGTGTTACGCTTTCTGAACCAGTCATTATTATCTGTTACATCTACCCCGGGTCTAGCACGGTTCAACACACCCGTCTTGGTGATATCGAATAATGTATAACATGCTATCCTATGGCTCATCCTGTATTTAAAGCCGTAAAAAAGCCCGAGAATTTTACTTCTCGGGCCTTGTGCGGTTTAACTTAAACTAATGATTAGTTAGAGAAAGTTGCTGAAGCGGCAATTGATACTGCTTCGCCGGCTGCTGATGTGATAGCGGCATCTAGTGTACCTGTACCAGTTGCTGTTACATCGCCCCATGCACCTGTTGGGTACATAGCAACTGCTAATGTGTCATTAGTGTCAGTTGTGAACTCATAGATGTAAACAGTTGCTAACTGCTGAATTGCCTGGATAGTCGCATTAACCTGTGTACCAGTTGTACCTGTACCAGTGAAAGTTACAGTGAAGAACTCTAACTTTGGACCTTGTGGCTGTACAGTCAAACCTGAAGATACAGCGTTAACGCCTGTGTTTGTGTAATCTGGCTGATCTAACCATAGTACTGGTTTTAGGTCGCCATTAACTCTTGTAAATTGTGCCATTTTAAAATCTCCTAATGTTGTGAACCCTTAAGGCTCATACTATTATTTATGCCTGAGGAGAAAAAACCTGGTTTTGGCTAGCGATTACCAGCAAGATTTTGGGCTGAGAAGCCCATGCGGTCTATGAATTTTAGACCCTGACTGACGAATCCCTCTTGACTCTGTTTACCGCTCTGTAGATAACCCTTGACCGGGCTTTGTTCCGCTTCTGCCGCTAGTTGGTCTACTACACTTTGTTTTAGAGCATATACAGCCGCCCATATAGTGAACAATCCAGTGACCCCTGCTTTATTAGCATTGATATGATCTGATAGTTTCTGTTTCATGCTAGCAGTCATAGGTCTGCTTTCGAAATAGTCCATGAACTTCTCGCTCATGTTGCTAACGTCCCCTGCAACGATTTGTTTGTTGATGAATGTAGTGAATAGTTGGTTGAAAGTATTTCTTGCTTGTGGGGCAGTAGTCAATAACTTCTCTGCTGCCGGACCATTCTTTGCTATAGCAGACTTGACATTATTTACCAATGTCTTATCTAAAGTTACTTTAGGTGTAGTAGGCATAGCACTAGGTACTATAGCAACATCACTATTATTCTTTAGTTGACCTATAGTGCCGTTTAAAGGAGTAGCATCGTCGGTAGATGCGGCATCTGGGCTTAAGTACTGATGTACTGCGACACCTGCTTTTTTGCCGGTCAACAACTTACCTATGTCACTACCGACATCTACAGTATATACTATACCGTTAGGATTCGCCCTGAATTTAAACAAGCCTTTTTCATCTTTAAGCGCACTGCCGAAGAGCATGTCGCCCCAGTAGTAGCCCTTAGTTCCTTCACTTGCCTTCTGTAGACCGGACCAAATGTTTGTAATGATATTATTAAGTTCACCACGGTCAACCCCCCTCGCCTTATCGTAATTTATGAAATCTTGTGGACTATAAATCCTTCTGCCACTGCCGTCAGATTTGTTGAACATGTGCTTGTCCATGATGCTGAACTTACCGTCAGGGCCGTGACCGAATATCAATGCAGGATATCCATCCCATTTGATAGTGATTGTTTTAGGATTTTTAGCAGTATCTACTATAGCCTGCAATGCACGATTAGCACCATTTGTGCCATCTAATACGATCAAATCTTCAGGATGGTCAAGATGTCCTTTTGCTTCTTTCAGCAATCTTTCATCAGCATCAAGTTGTCTAAAAGATTCTCTGATATGCTGGAAGAACTCGGCTTCATTACCAAACTTCATATTATGCCGCTGTTTTTTTATCTTGTGTTTTGCCCATATCTGATTGAGCAAATGCGATCATAGCGATATTCTGTAGATCCTTAGCGATATTGCCAGACTGATAACTCTTACCCATGTTATCAAGCATTTTTTGTATCTGTGGCATGGCTGCATCTAAGTTGATACCCTTCAAGAAGTTAGTCATGAATGTATCTTTGAACCACTGTCCAAGACTTGGCTTACCTGATGCCGCTGGTGTTGCTGGTGCCGCTGCCTGTTGAGCAGGGGCGGCTGCACCTGCTGCCGGTTGTGCGGCTGGCTTCTTACCAAAGAAGCCTTTTACTTTATCAAGTATGCCTTCATTGGTACTATTTTCTAACAATGTTCTGAACCTTGTTATCACTAGTTTAGGATCATGACCTGATTCACGGACCTGCTGTCTGAATTGTGCTTCATTAACAAGTCTTACTAGAATCTCAAACATTCTTGCTTCTTGTATTGACTTGTTCTTCATTCCCTTAGCAAGTTGGCCCATGAATTTAGTATGTGCATCTTTTACATCATAACCTTGTGCATTTGCTTTTTGAATTCTATCCGCTACTCGTAATAGATAGTCTTTATTCAAAGCCACTTTATCCATGTCTGCGACAATTTCTTTTTCTATCTTGCTAGTTGGAACTCTAACTTTAACATTTTCACCAGTAGCTGGATCTATTTCATCTTTCATTTCTGCTGGTAAAGGTTTAGTTCCAGTTGGCTGAAACTTTCTCATGGCGCTGACTAATTTATCTACTTGTTGATCGATGGCAGGTTTAGCAACACCTTGTTTTTGACCTGTCGCAATGGCTTGATTACCGGGTGCTTGACCTTTCTTTACTGAGGCTGCGGCATCTGCTTGTGTGCCGGGTTGAGGTGTTTTACCTGCGGCTGGTTGTGTTTGACTTGCAGTGGGTTGTGACTGATCGGCTGCTGGTTGAGCGGGTTCAGCACCCGCGTTCAAGTCTACTATACCCTGCTCTACAGCAGTCTTGATGCTATTAAGGCCTCTAGTGACGAACTTTTTGACAAATATGTCCTGTGTCAATTGATCTTCGCGGCTTAGACCAGACTTCTTGCTACCTGATATAGCTCCCGGTACGCCGGCTGTATCTGGTGTATCACCTTTAAAATCGCTACCGCGATTTAGAAAGTCTTGAAACTTAAATTCATCAATTCTCATGGTTCTTCCTCAATGTTCTAGAAAAACGGTGAGTGTCTTTAGACTTGATAGCACCCAGCAATTTTCTCTCTAATATTTCAGCCTTTTCAGGGCTATAATTGCGGTTGATCAATTCGATCAGGTTAATGGCGCTGGTTATGACATTATGGGCTCTGCTTTCAATAACATGCCCCATGTCACGGTTGCTGCCTATAGCCTCTAGTTCTTCTAAAAGGGTTTTAGTACGCTTTTCCATATAGATATTTATCTGGAAATGGCTCTTTTATTTCTTTAGTGAGGCCAGCAAACTCTTGAGTTTTGCGCTCTGAACATCTGCTACGACCTTATTTTTCTCGGGTTCAATCTCTCCTGTTATAGGATCTACAGACTCCTGTGCGGGCGTAGTAACTGCACCTACTTGACTAGTCACTTTGACCTGATTGAGCAACTGAGTACCTGTAGGCTGCGGCTTATAGTTGGTATCTTCGCCCTCATCTGTGATTCGTAGTGTTTCGACATCGAATTTCAATTCGATCTTTTGCCCCACGCCCGAACTACTGCGTGTCTTCATCAACTGGATTTGATACAAGCCCCGCTCACGCATACTGCGACTAGTAAAAATACCAAAAACATTATCCGCAGTGTTAATCTTACTAATACCACCTGAGATATGGCTGTGATCAAACTCAATTTCTTCAACGGCTGATCTGTTAAGTTGTGATGCTGTGACGAATAAGACATTTAATTCCTTTGCTAAATTTCTTAACTCTTCGGATACATATTTATCCTTGACGAACAAATCGCTTGGGCTGACCTTAGCACTAACAGGCATAATCAAATCAAGATAGTCGATACACAAGAAGTCTACCTTCATGCCTGTCTGTATCTGTAGTTCTTTGACATATGCTCTAAGATCGTTAACATTGCTCTGTGCAGGCATATACTTGATACGCAACTGACCAGCCTTCTTTTGTAACATCTTGACTTTCATCTCGACATTATCGATATCTTTGAAAATTTCACGGCTGCTTGTGTCAGTCATCATACTATCGATACGCATCGAACACAGACCTTCACTCAATTCAAGTGTGATATATACACCACTGAGACCTGCCTGTGACCAATTGACTGCCAAGTTCTGCATGATCAAACTTTTGCCTGAGCCTGAACCACCTGCAAAGATTTGCAGTTCTCCGCGATTGAAACCACCATACAACTTATTGTCTAGTGTAGGCCAGCCTGTGCTATTCTGACCATTGTTGGTCTTCAATGCCATCAATCTTGCTCTAGGATCAGCAAAGTAATCTGTACCCATGTCCTTCTGTAGACTAATCTGAACGGCATCTTTGATCAGTTTCTCTACAGGCCCATACTCGCCCTTCTCAAGATGATCTGCACTCTTAAGAATAGCCCTCTCAAGTTCTTGTCGTTTAGTAAATTGTTCAAATTCTTCTAAGAACCAATTATAATGCCCTTCATCAAGATCATCGATTCTTTCTATGGTCTGATCAGTCGTAGCCTTGATCTGAATAGGATCGGGCATGACATTATACTTCTTAGTATGATCCATGATGAATTCTGCTACTGGTCGCAATCTACGATCAAAGTTAGCAGGATTCATGATGTTCATGACGCGGGTATATAATTCCGCGTTAGTCACCATCATATCCAAAAATAGTTTTTGTACATCAATGTTGTAGTCGTTTATCAAGTTGCTTCCTCTTTATCTCTGTCTTGATCTTGCTGTTCGTTGCCGACTGCAAGATACTTAGTAATGTAGGTAGTTTGCCATATTTTATCACAGCATCGTTCACATCTTTTATGCCTTCTTCCCAATCAGGCATGCTCACATAGAATCCTAGATCCAATGCGCGATTGATCACATCCATACCACTCTTGTCTTGATCGGGTACTACGATGATCTTTCTGTTTAGATTCCTCAATATATCTGCTTGTTCATCATTGATAGCATTAGTAGTCAATGCACAACCATTGATGCTTAATGCATCGAATATACCCTCAGTCACGATACATACTTGCCATTCTGGCTTCTGCAAGTCTACGCCGAATAGATATCCACCTTGTTGTTCGCTGATGAATTTAGGTTTACGATCATCCAGATATCTGCTAGTATGTCCTACTATCTTGTTCTCATATGTGAAAGGTATGATGATTCTATTCGCTTGTCTACCTTCTTCATCTGGCGTACACATGAAAGGATAATCTTTTATAGATACCTTTCTCTTACTGAGATATTCGATGAAGGGCATATGTGTAGGATTATTCTCATCGATCAACTCTGCTTCAGGTAGTGGCACCTCTTTGAATTTGATTTTCTTTTTTTCTTTTTTGACTTTAGCGAAATCAAGTAAGTCTTTATGTTGTAGGCTTTCAAAACTATATCTGTCTATCTGTTCTTTATCCATGCCCAGATAAGATAATAGTTGCCTTGTATTTTTAGTTATCGATTTCCCTAATGTGAATCCACACTTGAATCCGCAGTTGAAACAATGATAACTCCAGTTGTCTCCGTTAGCAAATTTTATACCACCGCGCCCTCTCTTATCGACCGTATGTCCGCGATAATGGCAGCAGATAGCATTGAAACTATGCCAACCGCTCTGAGTTAGTTTTTTCTTTCCCGGAATTAATTGTAGAATATCGAACACTCTGTAATTATAACATAGTGTTGCGTAGAAACAAATACTATTGGATACTTATTATTCCAAATCTTCTATGGCTGTTATCATATCCAAAGTAATGTCGCCCATATACATACATTGATCCGTTTCTAACAAACTTTCTTGCCAATCTTCAATATTAGTATGATCTATATCACCTATCAATTTAGTATGGTCTAATTTACTTACATCTACTGTAACTAAAACCACATCATCATTGCCGGTTCTATTTTGATCGGATTCGGCATATTCAATTGCTAATTCAGGATTATCTG